GCCACAGGGGCCAATCGGAAATACCGGGGCAATCGGTCCACAGGGTGCGCAAGGTAATCCGGGGGCGACGGGTGCAACTGGTCCCATTGGTCCTGTTGGGATGACCTGGCGCGGGAACTGGGTCGCGGCCACTGCTTATGCGCTTAACGATGTGGTTGCCCAAGGTGGCTCATCCTATATTTGTGTTTTGGCCAATACCGGCAACTCGCCGCCAAATGCGACTTACTGGAGTTTGGTTGCGCAGATTGGTGCTACTGGAGCGACGGGTGCGACGGGTGCGCAAGGCACGACTGGAGCAACCGGCGCACAAGGACCACAGGGCAATCCTGGCGCAACGGGTCCACAGGGTCCACAAGGGACGACTGGCGCGACTGGGCCGGCTGGACCAACCGGTGCAACGGGTGCTACAGGTCCGCAGGGGCCTCCGGGAACCAGCGCTGATCCGGGCACGTGGACAAGCCCGAGCTTCGCTACCGGCTGGAGCGACGGCGGCGGGTGCGCTTACAGGGTGCAGGTGGTCGGATCTGTCTCGACGGTATTTGCGCGCGGAATCGCGCTCCAGGCTGCGGCTGCGGCTGCTTTGGCGTTCACTTTGCCCGCTGGTGCTAGACCTACCGCCGCACGAGTATGTCAAGTAGCTGGATATCAGAACGAAAGCGACTCGACTCAAAGCCTCGTGCTCTATGGACTGACCGTGGCAACCAGTGGAGCGGTAAACGTTTTTCCGGTTATTAAGAACAACGCGGTTTGGACCAGTAGTGCGCAAAGCCAGAGCGTGTATTTGGATAGTCTAACGTTTAGTTTGTAACCTATGGCCGATATCGTAACTAGTCGTATCTTCGCGGACGGCGAGAAGAACATCACCGCCGCCAAGCTGAACGACATCGTTGGTTCGAGCGTAATTCAGCCGGCGTTCGTCTCTGCGAAGCCCTCCACATCCACGGTAGCGCCGACTGACAACCTGTTGGTTCTGACTGCGGCTCAGGGCACTTACGCGAAGGCACCGTTCCAAACGGTGATCGATTCGGTTAATGCGAACCTTAATACCAATGCAGCAATTTGGAGTGTTAGGCTCAGGTCGTTCAATGCCATCGGCAATCCGACCTTCGAGGTGGATCAGCGCAGCGTGGGGAATTTTTTAGCTAATCCGGTCAGCGGTACACTTTTTCAGGATCGGTGGAGTTATGGGCATGCCGGCACTTTGGCGTGCAGCATCGGACGGTCCCAACCGTATAACGTCGTTGTGCCAGGGACGAATTTCGTAATTACTTCGGCGGTGTGTCAAATGCAATTGACGACCGCTCAGGCTTCATTAGGTGCTACTGATTATCTCATGATCAGCCAGCGAATTGAAGGACCTAGATGGCGCGAGCTCCTCGCTGACGTTCATTCCATTTCCTTACTGGTTCAGAGCAGCGTAGCCGGACTTAATTTTGGAGTAGCTCTACGGGATCTGGGACCCAGCCTGACCACGACAAAAAGCTTGTGTTTGCTTTGTACTATCCCTAGCGCCAACACCCCAACTCTCATTACCTTACCGAATCTTCCAGGATTTCCATCTGGAAATTTTACAAGTGCGGCTGGAGCGCCAAGTTATGAATTGGATATTGTTTTTGCAGCGGGCACGGCTTACGTCGCCCCGGCGGCTAATACATGGCAGAATGGTAATTTTTTAGCGCCTCCGGGAATTGATAATTTCGCTTCCAAACCGGTCAACTCGACGTTTTTAGTTGCTTTTGTCCAGCACGAGCCGGGAAGTGTGTGTTCGACCCTAATGGATTGTACATTTGAGGACAATTACCGGAGTGCGCTCAGATATTATTGCAAAAGCAACCCGTACGGCACGTTGCCAAGTGCTAATAGCGGAATCGGTTCGAGCTACGGAACCGCAATTAATACGGCGACGGTCGTTCGCACTGGTGTTCATTGGCCTGTACCAATGGCTAAGACGCCAACGGTGCGAACTTTCTATTCCGGAACCGTGAACCAAATATTAATCGATGGCCAAGGAGCCGTCGGAGTTTCCTCTGTCCTACCTGATTCCCGTCGAATGGGTACGATTAATCTCAGTACTGCAGCCACTACTACAAATAGTACCTATGGCGACTGGGACGCCGATACTGGATGGTGAGCTCTTTATGAATGTCGAAAACATAGCAAATTTTTGTTGCCAAACTGTTGGCGATACAAGTTCCGATATGCAGAACTATGCCATGGACGCTCTTCGGCTAAAGTATCAGACGCTCTATGACGCCCATGCCTGGCGCGAGAGTATGCGGGTAATTGATCTGGTGCTTGATCCCACCTTAGCGGGAGCCTTCTTTATTCCGTTGGATGCCGAGGAGGTCATCTTTCTGAAGTTCAGCCGGGACGCCCTCAATTACACGCGGCTGCGTTACCGGGAACGCGACTGGATTGAGCGAGTTAGTTTCGGCAACGCTTTTATGCCGTACAGCCAGCCGCTCTTTTATCGGTCTGAGAACCTGGCTTGGCCTTACCTTTCCCCTGGTAAGCTGACCCTGCAAACTTCCGAGATAACCAGTTTCGCGGTGCATATTGAAGGGATTATCCCCGGTGGTTTTCGCGCTTCTGACGATTTTCTCTTGAGCGCTACGCAGAATTCCAGCGGGCTGATTATCCCGAGCAGTGTTCAAACCGTCAACGCTTACGACAAGGTAACTTCATTCTCCAAGGGGTTCGGAGCGCTCTCCGTCTTCGCGGAAGTTCCGACTACACTGATTGTGCAGGTTCCAGCCGAAGTGCCTGAGTTGATTTATTCGCAGTTCGTCATTTATCCCAATCCGATTTGGACCGCTGCCGATGGGAAAACATTGCTACCGGCTTACGTGCAAACGCAGGTAAAACTGAAAGCCGACGTGCTCGGGAACGCTATGAGTGTGCCGCGGATCTCGCATATCTGGGATGCGCTAATCGAATACACCTTGAGCGCGCTTTATACTCGGACTCGGCAATTGGCTAAAGCTGATGCGCGCGAACAGAAAGCCATCGGGCACATTCAAGCGGCAGTCAATACCGAGAAAAACCAGAGCGAATTCCTGCAACAGGCAATTCCAACTGCTTACGAAAGCGGCGATTATTTGGGCTGGGATAGCTGGCGTGCCACCAGTTCGCATCCATGGGGGTACTAGGGATATGCCGTTTCAACCAGGCACCGTATGGAACGATCAGCTTAATGATGAGGTGATGGTTGATGGCAGTGTCCCGATTATCGGCATCAACAACACCTTGCCGCCGAGTTCCATCGATAAGAATCTATCAGCCGATCAGACCAATCGGCTCAGTGCATTCGATTCATTAAACCGCCCACGACCCGGAACGATCGCCCGGATGCAAACAGCTGGTGGCTTTGATTCGATTCACCATGTCGGTAGCGGAAAATTTCTTTACAATGCCGCCAGCCAATGGGGTCTGTACGATTCGCGCATCCAGGTCAATACGGGCGGTCTGGCCGGCGCGCCTGGCTTTTCGTCTGGTGACCAGATCTATTCGGCATTGTGCGACCAGGTGCTTTACTTCGCACGAGGCGACCTGCTCTATAGCTACACGCCGGATACTGGCGCCTTCGGCACGAATACTCTTCCGACCGCGTGGCCAACGGCCTCTTATCCGATCTGGGCTTTTGAACGGCTGATCTATGTGTATCAGAACACGCTGGTTTGTTCCGATATCCTCGCTCCGGAAGTCTGGGACCCGATCACCGGCGAGGTAACTCTTGATCCGATTGCGAGCGATCTGATCACTGGCCAATGCGTCTGGCAAAATCAGACCATTGCGGTGTTCCGTCACGGTTCGACGTGGATAATTGTTACCGGGCCGAACCTGGATGTGCCTAATTGGGAAGTCAACCGAGCCAGTGCCACAGTCGGCTGCTGCAGCCATGGAACCATTGTGCAATGCGGGGTGGAAGTCTATTTCCTGAGTGAGACTGGACGCGGCGTGTACGCTCTATCGCAGATGCCGACCTCTAACCAAATGGGTGTCTGGACGCCGATTTCGATGCCGGTAAAGAAGTATATTGACCGAATCAACTGGAGCGCAGTCTCCAATGCGCGAGCGACCTACTGGAACGATTTATACATTCTTAGTGTGCCGCTAGATAACGCGACTTACAACAATTTCATGTTGATCTATTCGGTTACGCTGAATACCTGGCAAGGCCAATGGTGTTTTGATATTCTTGGAGGTGATTACGGGTTCCGGGATTCAGCCAGGGACAGAACCAATCCGAATAAAACTATTCTGTTAGTCGGTACCCTGGATGGGATTGCTTCTGAGTTCAGTTATCCGACTGATCAGCGTTATTACGATACGGACCTGGCCAATAACCAAGACCCGATTGCCTCGAGCCTCATCAGCCGGTCATACACTTTCACTGATTACACTTTTCCGAATTTTAACCAGTTGCAGCCCTATTCGGCCAAGTTGCAGTTTCTCGAAAGCGAGGAGAACGTTGACGTAACGATAGTTATCGATCGAACGATTGAGCCATTGACGCTCAATAGCGTCACGAGTGGAGCTTTGTTGCAATTAACGATTCCCGCGTTGCCCTTCGATCTGGATGTCACTGGTTATTACAATTTGCCAATCTCGCTAATGAGTATCGGGGTTTGCTCTGAACTCCAGATTGAGATAACCGGTTCAGGCAATTGGACGCTCTTTCAAATCAAGACAGCGGCCTGGCAAGCAGCACCGTTACTCTTCATATGAACACGCATCACCCGGCTTTTATTAAGGTAATGGAAAAAGCAGGGCCATTTATTCAGGAACGTCATTCTGTGTGGGCGTCGGCAAGTATCGAAACTCTCTGTGATTACTTTGCCTGGTATTGGAACCGGGGCACTCTCGCGATTTTTTTTGATCGTCTTGGCGAGGTCGACGGGGTTTGCCTGATCAAGTTGTTTCGTTACCTGAACCAAGCAATGGATAAATGGGTGCATGAACCTTGCGG